TCCGTAAAATCCAAGTCCTGGCAGAAATTTGAAGTGGACAAAATATTGGATTTTCTTCTTCAATGGATCATTGGGCGCAAAGTTCCTTCGTATTGAAAGAACCTTTTGACTACCGTGCTCGATGGTTACGATATACGGTAATTTTACTCCTGTCGGTTCACCCGTTTCAGGATGTAAATCTTCAAATCCTTCTAAATCTAAATTTACATGACACTCGAGAAGAGTGTACATGTTTTGCTCTCTTGTTGTTTTTGCAGTTCCTTCTAACTTACGTTCAGCATCTTTTAATCTGTCATCCGGTCCATACGAAGGAGGAGCAAGATCAATATCAGAATAAAAACCAATGACTTGTTGTTTTCGTAAATCATTTTCTGACATTTTAACAATATGAACAATAGCTTCTGCATCTTCTAGTGAATTCGCTGTATAAGGAACAACTAAGTCATCAGCGGGTACAAATTTTGATACCGCTCGTCCTAATAGTTCATCATAGTAAACTTTTTTGAAAGTTGAACCTGCTAAAGGTAAATGAAATAACATTGAATCAAATTCAGGTTCATATTCCTTCATCTTATCCAAGAGTTGATAATTCATGAAATCTTTAACTCGTTCAGCTTGTAATTGTCTTTGAGGGTTGGATGCTCCAATAATTTGAGTTCTTACCGGTCCGTCAGCTGGCAATAGCTCTTTATAAGCTTGCGCTTGAAACTGCGTAACCGCTTCTGCAAGTACTGGATGAGTGGCACCACTCGCACCTTGAAATGGTTCTGTTCTTTGAACATATTTAAATCCTAAAAGATCTATACCAGTAATGTAAGCTTGTTCCCAATCTTTTCTGGACATTTTATAGTCCATATAATCTCCAGCTAATTTTATTCCGATAGGATCTAAAATATCTGAGGGTAAAATATCTGCTAAATTTCCAAAATGATCTCCACCTTCGAGAGGAATATTTACTTTGCTGGGATCAAAATCAACGGTTGCACCACCATCTTCTTCTGATGTGATTTCAACTGGTTTTTTACCTAACTCTTCTGCAATATCAACTTCTTCGATTAACTCCTCTTTAGGAAGAGTTTCCTCAGGTATGATATTCGGGAGAGCTTTATCTATTCGATTGTCTGCCATTTAACTTCTCCGATTTCTTTGTATCTTGTTTTACTTCTTTTCGCAAGCCTTGAGAAGCAGGTCCTTTCAAAGGAGGAATCTCTTTCCATTTCACATGCTGCATATTTTTAACTAACGTTGGGTTTCTCATTTTTTTAATAAACTCACTATTCCACCATCAAGGTACGAGACTCTGCCCCCTTTGGATAATCCATAACCGAGCCCTGGGTGCCTCATTTTTAAATTCTCTTTTGCTTCCTCTGAAATAGGTGACTCATAAGTAAGCCCTCTTTTTTCCCGATTATAAATCTTTCGCTCTTCAGAAGTCATATCTTTTAAGGCTCTTCTCTCTTTTTCATAATCACTCATCCATGCATCCTTTTCTGGTAAAGGAGTAAAAGGATTAATTGTATCCACCCACCATTTAGTGGCTCGTGGAAGAGATTGTAGATTAAAAATATTTGCATTTAACCAGTCCCCTTTATCGCCTGCTTCAGTATCGGATCTTTGACTTATATCCTCCCACTTACTTTGTTTTTCTCTTTTTAATTTTTCGTGAGCGACCAGTTTGATTTCTGCCAAAGGTCTTAGAAAATCCATATCGCTAACATTATACCGAGCCTCTGCAATTTGATCTAAACTCGGTTTAGGAAGTTTTGTTTTACTAATAGAAACTTGACCAGCGACTGTTTCAGCCATCTTATGTAGTTCCGCTTGTTTATCGTCAAAAAATTTATTCATTATGTTTTCAAGCTTCTTAGCATGATCTGTTCTCCCTTCATCTTTTGCTCTTTTAATACTCTCATTATAATTCGTTAAAGTATCTTGAATATTTGCTTGAAATTCATTCATTTTATAAACACTTTCAAAAGCTCTTGGATCAATGCCCATATCTTCAGCAACTTTTTCTAAATGCTCTATATATTTTCTTTTTGATATTGAAGAAGTTGCTCCAAAGGTTGCATTCTCAAGAGCTATGGCTGCAGCTTCCTCTTCACTTTTTCCTTTTGACATTTCATTCTTCTTATCCAAGTTATAAAACCATGTTTCTAAAGCACCACCTGTCACCCATCCCAACGCTTTCCTTGTACCTGATCCCATCATCTTAAACATTTTAGGGAGATTAGCGGGGAAGGAATAAAGTTCGCCTGCGCCTGAGATTTTAGGTGTGAATTTAGGAATGATTCTTAAATTTGGATTATTAATTTTTCCTGTTTGACTTTTCGTCCATGCAGAATCAACAATATCAGAAGAATAATTTTCAGGTCTATAAACATTTAAACCTGCTTTATCTTTAGGATTATTCCATCCATAAGTTTTTCCCCCTTCTCGAATCTGAATATCAAACTCATCTAAAAATTCATTAAGTGCAGGAATATGTTTTCCATCAGGATTGTTTTTAATATACAATTTAATAGCTTCTAACTGATCTCCAATTTTACCCGATGCCACTTGAAGATTCTTAGGGAAGCCTGCAGATAATTTTTCACTAGCAATCGGGATACTATGTTCTGCTTTATAAAAACTATTAAGATCTGCCATCTCTCTAACTTTAGCGGCAAACTGTTTTTTATTTAAATACTTAGGATTCTTTTTACCATCGGCTAAAAATTCTTCATAGCGATCAAACGTAATAGGATCTCCTGATTTTAATCCTGTAATGTCAAAATTCATGGATTGTCGAATTCGTTCATTCTTCCAAATTGCATCATCACTCATTCTTAAAATATCTTCATTCATGTCAACAACATCATCCCAAAGATTCATATACTGTTGAACGGCTACGTTGTCTTTTCCCCCAAGCCGTTTAATTAACTCACGTTCTCTTTTAGCTCTAACTGCTTTATAATTCCATTTATCACTTTTTCTCAGATTCACATCCCCAAACATATTAGGCGCAAATTGCTCGGTAATATTTCTAATGGTTTTTCTATCTACCTTTAATTTCTTAGCAGTCGCTCTGGTACTTCCCAGTTCTTTTCTTAACTCAATCACCTTCTTCACCCAGGGTGAATCTTTCGTTAATTTGTATTCCTTAAATCTCATTTCAAGAATTAAATTTCTTCCTCTTGATTTTTGCCATTCTTGCATCAAAGGATTGTTTAATCTTAAATTACCCCCTTGACCTTTTTTAGTGGGTTTATAACCCAGTTCTTCTCCAATAGCCTTCAGATCAGGATATTTCTTTTTATCCGCAATCATAATATCAATCTGTTTAAAGAGATCTTCATTAGGAGACTGTTTAAATTTTTCTTTAAGTTTAATCTTTTGATTAATTTTTTTAATTAAATTACGTTTGTCTTCTCCGTGAACAAAAACCTCGTTTCCTGAAGCCGCAATTTGTTTCTTCTCAGGATTATTCAGAACTGAATAAAGATTTGCTCTATTGACATTCCATTTATTCTCTCCTGCTACTTTCATAATATCATTCATGCTGAGTTCAGTTCCAGGTTCTACGTTATCCAGATAACTTAAGACTTTAGCCATGCCACCTTTATCAAAACCCAATCTCCCTGGTCCAGGTTGTACGAGTTGTGGAACGCCGCCCTCGGCCATTGGAATGGGTTCTTTAGCATTTTCGACAAATTGTTTCCACATGCCTCTTGAATCGGCTGGACGTTTAAAGTGACGCCAACGTTGAGCCATTTTCCATTTACCAACTTCCATTATTCTCCTAACATGTGGGCTAAACCGCCCGAAGCTCTTTTTAATAAATTCATATCCAAATTAGAAGCCGCTTGTGCCGCTTGCATAGCTTCTTCATAACTCAATCCTTCTTCCATATACATTTGAATTAATTGTTGAGTATCAACCGGACCCCCTCCTGCTTTTTTAGTACGAATAGGTAAGTCTGTAACTTCATCGGCAATTTCTTTAAGATCCAAATGATCCATCTCATCAACAAATTCGTCAATATCTTTCATCTTGCCATCCATATCAGGACGCACAGTTCCTTCAAAATATTCATCAGGAGTTTGAATCCTTTTTGCAGTCTCCAAACCTTCATCTTTAATAACCACTTCTCCTGGTTTAATTTCTAGATGGAGTTCACGACTGATTCCATCAAAAGAGTCCTCAACCCCTTCAGGAGTAGTATAAGTTCCGCCTCCTTCAACATCTTTTTTAATTCTTACGGCTCCACTAGGGTCCTCGATAACGTCCACTCCCTTATAAGAGTGCACGGTGCTGTAATCACTTTTCTTAAATCCTTCGATAATATCTCTCGTTCCTTTAGCCTTAACCACTTCGATTAAGTCATAAACGTATGTAGGAACACCCTCTGCATCTCTAGCAATGGTTTTGGTTACTTCTTTAATAGCTTTAGGAGCGGCTTTCTGAACGCCTTTACCAATAAGAGGAAGGGCTGCTAGACCTGACATCAATTTCATAAAAGCTCGTCTGCTCATGCCTCCGCCTGCGAAACCTGCTCGTTCATCATAATCTCCTGTGTCCTGAAAACGTTCATCCGCTTCATCCATTGCATGAGCCAGATGACCTTCTTTGTGTCTTCTGTGTTGTCTTTTTCCTACGGCTTTTCCTACAGTATCTCCAAAAATTTTACTAAATCCATATTTAGGACCTCCTAACAAATAAAGACCAATTCCTTCTTTAAGAACGTTTAAAGCGTGATCATGAGGAAGGAGTTTCTCAGGGTCTGGATATTTTTGAGATAAAATGATTTTTTCCACAACATCTCTCGTGGTAGGTGTTTTCCATGTTCCCCCTTCTTTCATTCCCATTCTCGGTCGTTGTTGACCCATCATCGCTTTTTGCATCATCTGTTGTTGCATAACTCGAGGGTCCATACTTTTTGGCGCCGCGCTTGGAATGCCTTGTGGCATTTTTAACGGGTCGGGTGTGCCCATCACTTGAGGTGGGGGCGTGTCTAAATTTTGTTCGGGTTGGTCCGGGGTTCGTGCTCCCTGACCCATGGTCCATGGACCTTGGCCAACGCCGCCTTCTTTATACTCCGCTCTAGAAGGAACGCCGCTGCTACGCTCGCCTTGAGCATAGAGTGAGGGATCAGTGTACATGCCCCACGGATCAGTGACCACTCCAAATTCTTGAAGCGCCTCCGTTCGCGTGTTCGGTTCACCGAGCATATAGGCAAGGCCGCCACCAGCATTCGGTAATCGGTCTTTAGGATCAAACATTTGTAATTCTATTTTTTCTTCAACATCTTTTAGTGCTTTTTTGGCTTCTCTTCTTTTTAACATATCTTGAGAAACACGTTTTAAAGCAGGATCATAATAGATAGAGATTTGGTCTTCAGGTAAATCTGCATAGACTTTTCCATGTTGTCTTGCATACTCTTC